AGTTCGTTTTTAAGTAATGCATGTATATCAGCATTATCTTTTACCCACTGTACTGTTTGATCTTCAGTTAGTCCAATAGTTGTAGTTCCATATTTGTATACACCATTAACTCTAGTAAATAAGTCCTTAGTCATACACTTTCTTATAAAGATTTTAATAGGTGCATCACCATCAGCTTTTACTTCTAAAAATCTTTTAGGATTATCGTTAGCATAAGCAATTACTTTAGCTTTACGAATGTTGTCATCCCAGTCACCATTTAATCCAATAAGATGACATAAGTCTTCTATTTCTTTTTTAGATAACATAGCGGCAGCTGTAACTGCATCGGCTTTAGCTAACGACTCTTCAGCTTTATCATTTTCTACTTTAGATAAATCTTCAAGTATAAATCCACCACTATTTACTAATGGATGATTTTGTAAAAATTCATATACTCTTTTGTCATATTCATCATTAATGTCTAATGGCGTAATTGCATTAAACATTTCGAATCCTGATGATACTTCGCCATCCATATCTAATAGTGATATTTTTCTACCACCTCTACCAGTGTAAGTTCCAAACTTAGCGTAGTTAAACTTACCTGCATTTTTTGCTTTAATCAATACTGTGTGTCTCATTTTTTTTTAAATTAAATTAATACTCCCTATTGCGGTGGTAATTCCTTACCTTTCTTTTCTTTAATAATATTACCGTTTTCTATCCATGTTTTATTACTAGAACGCTTACTCCACTTAAAGCCGCTTTGTCCTCCAATGAAGAATCTTTCTTTTTTACTTTCTTCCTCTCTTTTAACTCTTTTTTTAAATCCTTCTGGATCTAAACTTTTTAAATACTGTCCTAAATTCATATTACAAATATAAGAATAATGGAGGGGACTAAGCCCCTCCGTTACTCAAATTATTATCAACCAGTAGCGGTTACACCACCTACGGCTCCTTGGTGTGCATATACATACCAAAACTCACCATCAGCAACGCATTCGATTCTTTCTCCACCTACAGCAGCAGCTTCAATAGTAAAGCTATCAGCTAAAAGGTTAGAATCTCCATCAGCACCAGCATCAGCACTACCAGCAAATACAATAGTATCTGCAGTAGCTGAACTAAATACCATATCACCAGCTCCAGAAGGAGTTAATGCTACGATAAATGTTAACACACCGCCTGCAGTTGGAGGAGGTAATGTTACAGCTGAATCTGAACCACCAGATTGTTTACACATAAAGACTTTACCGAAGTCATCATCTTTTAATACTCTAGCGCCACTAGCACCAAGTACTAAATTTTCTACTACAGGACAAGCCTGTATAAGTGGTAGATGAATTGCTTCAGAACCTACAGTTGATTCAGCTTCTATAAAGCCTTTTACTGCAGTTCTAAGTCTATTAAAATCAAATTTTAAAGCCATTTCTATTTATTTTAAATATTAATAATTAAGGTATTACCGTTTAAGCTTCTCTTCCGTTAATACCAGTTAAATTCAGTTATTAAGAGTGTGCAATTGAATCTACTTCTTCAATTCCGTCAACAGCATAAATGCTATTAACATCATCTGCGATAGTGATAACACCAACGCCTTGAAGAACAATTCTACCAACTTCCTTAACTACATCATCAGCCTTACCACTAGTAACGCCAAGAATAATGCTTCCGTTGCCGTTAGCATTTGTACCATAGTTAATAGAAACTGTAGTAGCATCAGTAACCTCAATTTCACTTACTCTATCGCTGTCTACACAAACCATATCAGTTGTAGAATCAGCTGCGAATAAAAAACATCTATTTGCCATAATATAAAAGTATTGTATTATGCTGCGGAAAGAATTCCACAAGATAATGGGTTACGAACTATAATTCCAGACTCAGATAAAACGTGAGCTTCAAACTTATCATCAGCATTTGCAGCCATCATAGATGATTGATCGTATGGATTAATCATACCAGCTACATACTTTTTGATAAATGAACGGTTAGATCCTTCAGCTCCTTTAGTAACAAGCTCGATGTTAGAAACACCACTTGTTCTACCGAAATCTAAGAATACCATTTTAGCAGACTCCTTTAATCTGTTGTCACCAAATGCATTTGAACCAGCTGCAGTTGAATGCAGGTTCTGATCGTCAAATACAGGACAGTAAGCAATAGTAATTTTGTTTCCTAAAGCCATGTAAGATGTGAAGTTAGCACCAAGCTCTACATCACCATTTACACCAACCATAGAACCACCAGTAAATGATCCAGAAGGAGCAATTACTAATTCTTTCATTGCTTTGTGGAAAGCCAAACGACCTTCAGTACCAGTAAATACAACAAACTCATTCCCTTCAGACTGAGTAGTATTTAAAGATAACTTAGCCAAGAACTCAGTAATAATATCTTCAGTCAAAGCACCTAATGTATAAGTAGCTTGGTTAGAAGAATCAATTTGAGCTAATAGACCGTCACCTGTTACAATTGAAGAACCTTGTACGCCAGACAAACCTGAAGCAGAAGAAGTAATAGCACCTGGTCTTTGAACAGTAGTATCTGTAATAGATGTTCTACCATACCAACGCTGTAATTCTTGCTGATACATAAATTCGTCCATCATCATTTGCTCTTTAGTAAAGTACCATAAACGATGTCCATTATTTTCAATCCACATAATATCAGTAATATCTTTACCAGTTACACCAATTTTCTTACGAGAAGTCGTAAGGTAATTTTTGTAAGTAGAAGGATATACATAATTTTCACCTACATCAGCTCCGTTAGAACCGTTAGGGAATGCAGAACCAATAGAAGCAAAGATAGCATTTGCATGCACATCTGATATTTGTAATGGGTTTGCAGCACCGTCAATCATTTCGATTTTAACATCGTATGATGCAGCAGTTACAGCAATACCGCCATTAGCAGAAGCCTGTACAGCAGATGGAGTTGGATCTTCTAATACAAGACCAACAGCTCCAGATTGGAATCTGATCATATCAAATTTGTTCAAGAAGTTTGGTGTACGACCTGAAGTGTCACCATCACCTCTTAAATAGATAACATCTCCGTCAGCATCAGCTGCTAATACTACATTATTAGTATGATCTGAAGCACCAGTATCACCTGTAGATCCTACAAATGTTACACCATCTGTAGAAATCCAACCAGCTGAGAATGTTGGAGCATTATAACGTCCCATTACTTTCCACTCAAAAGAGTTATCTCCTAGGACTTTTTCACTTGCGAAGCGACCTGTTCTTTCCATAAGGTAAGTCGCTGAATAACGAGGATACTGTTGAATCAACGTTCTTGCAATCTCTGGGTATTGCAATAGTGCTGTGTTCAAGGCATTCTCGGGAGTTGTTCCAGAACCATAAGTTCCTGTATACAATTTAGCCATTTTTTAAAAATTTATTAATTAAACACTATTTTAAATTCCAGAGTAATTTTAACGTAACTTTGGGCATCGCCCTGTTTTGTTGTAAAGTTACTCTCTCATAAATGCAGATGGATCAAAACTTGAAGACTTTGTTCGAGTCTGTGGTCTTGATTTACTGCTAAGGCTAGGTGATGTAATGTCATTTAATATAGACGCTTTACCATCCTCTAATCCTTGTGAGCGCAATATCTTAGCAAACTTGTCTTTAAATAGCATAAACATCGCTACCTCCGAAGCATTGTCGTGAGATTTCCAGATATCTTCAGCCATTTTTCCTGACGTAATATATTTGTAAGCATCTTGCGCTTGCCCTTTAGTCACTGTACCACCCATAAATGTATTTAAGGATTTTAAGTGATTTTGTAAATCTTTTTTATTTCGATCTACTTTTTCTTTATTTGACAACTCTTCTTGTTGCTTTTCTTTTAAGAATTTTTGTTTTTCTTGTTCGATAGCATTATTAAGTTGTCTTCTTATACGGTATGCTTCCCTTTTTAGAATACCAGAATCTTCCATTTTGTCAATGGCTTCTTCTATTTCAAATTCTTCTAAACCATCCGTTTTCATTTCAGCTGCAATTAAAGATCTATCATTCATATCTAAGTATGTCGATAGTTTATCTATAACTTCACTTTTTGGTTGCTCAATGAATGGTGAGTTTAATGCAGCAATTAAATCCTCCTTGCTTGCACCTTTTACTCCTAATTCTTTAGCAAATTTTGCCCAATCTAATTCTTGATTTACAGATCCAGCTTCTTCATTGCTTTCATCTTTTTGTACAGACTCGGCTTGAGCGGGTGCATCCCAATCTTCTTCTTCTTGTGCAATTTCTTCTTTTGCTTCTTGTTCAACTTCAATGTTGTCCCAAGCAAATCCATCACCATTATCTTCAACATTTGAAGATGCGTCTGCTTTGTCTGCTGCTTCTTCATTATATTTACCTTGATATTGTTCCATCATTTGATCTGTAGCAAATGCTAATGGATCAAACTTTTTTTCTTCTGTGGACTCTGTGGTCGATTCTGATTGCGTTTCCTGTGTAGACTCCTGTGCGGATTCTTCTACTAAATTTGTTTGTTCTTCTGCCATATTAAATATTAATTAATTCCCTAATTTGCAAATATACTAAGATTTTTTAATAACGTCTTGTATTCTTTGCTCTCTCTGTTTAGATATTCTTTTTCCTTCAGCCTCTTCTTGCGCTTTACTTATATCAGCCTTAGCATCATTCTGAGCTTTTTGTTGTAAGAATATTTGTTTATTTTTTACTGTGTGCGCAACATCACTGGTCTCTCTTGCAAGATCATCTTTCATGTCTGCAATTTTAAGATCAGTTTCAGACTGTATTTGTGCAACTTGTACTTTAGCTTGATTTTTAACTTGTTCAAGCTGTACTTCTCTTTCAAATGCTGCTTGTTGTTGCTGTGCCTGAGCTTGTAACATTTGCTGTTGCTGTTCTGCTTGTTGTGCTTGTTGTTTTTTAACTTCATCCATAGCTCTTTCAAGAATATGTTCAGCTTCAGTAAATGTATCTGCTTTTAATACTTTGACAATGTCAAGTAGTGTGGCTTGTCCTCCTTGTAAGGCTGCTTGTGCAATACCTTGTAATTGTTGACGCATTGCATCATCTTTTCCAGAGTCACCAATGAAGATGCCAAAATCTTGCATTGCTATATCTGGGAATACAGATAAGAATTTATATGCACCATCACCAAGTATGTAAGATGCTTTTTTACCTCCTGCCCAACATACCTTCATTAAATTGCAAACATGTTCAAACACACGTTTTTTAACCATAGCATGTGAATAAAATAAACTTTCTGTAATAGTAGCAGACTGCACAACGCTTCTTTGCACATTACCTACATATTCATATTGTCCTACCGCGCCTTCTCGTTGAGGTGACACACCAGATATTTGTCCTGCTGTTTGCTCTAGCATCATTTTTAAATTAATCAATTGTTGTACAGAATTAGATAAAGTAAAATCTATCTGTTGGAATTGATTAAATGATTGCAATTGATTCCCTTCGTCTTTTGAATTTATAGGAATGATTCCATCTGTTTTTAAATGATACAATACAGTTTGCATATCCATACCTAAATTTGTAGGCAATTGTGATACATCATACACTACAGCTTTACCACCTGAACGAGCCATAGCAAGTTCTATTTGATACATAACAATGTTGTAAAGCATTTGTATATTTTTCAATAAATCTACCATAGATACAGATCTTCCTGTAGTGTTGTTTCTTACGCAACCAACATAAGAAAGAGATGTAGTACCTGCATCATCTACTGAACGTATTTGATTTGGTCTACGTCTTGCTCTTACTAATATCTTTCCCCCTATCTTTGTAGCCTCCCATATATCATCTACATAACGAGTAACAACTTCTTCGTTTTTACGTTGCCTATAATCATCAGGCACTTGTTTCATAAATGGTTTTTCAGGATTAAATTTATTTTCAGAAACTTTGAACTTTAATGCTTTAATAGATTTCCATTCTACTGATACTACGCGAATCTTTACTTCTTGTCCTTCTTGATAGTCAATCCAATCAAAAGGATCATTATATCTTGCTAAATCATCATAGCCCCCTATTTGATACATCGCAGACAATTCTTCTAAATCATCTCTATCTAATTCATCTCTAAATTCATCTAGTATTTCACTATATGATAAATAACGCTCTTCTCCTACCCAAGACGATTCATCTAAATAGTCAGACGATGCATTTATTTCATAAACTATATTTCTTGGATCTACACGTCTTACGTATGGATCACCATTATGATCGTATATTTTAAAGAACTCTTTGCCAGTTACTAGCATATCTCTAAATCCTTCTTTAAATAAATCTTTATAATTATATCGTTGCATTAAATACTCAAGACCGTCTTGTGCAGTTTCTTCTACCATCTCACGATAGTTGTATCTCATGTATAAATCTATATCTTCAGGAACTTCCATTTCTGTTGCTTCAGGCAATGGTATTCCGTGTGTTTGTTCAAATTCTCGGTGTATATCTTCCGTCAATTGTTTCATTATCAAATTAACTTTGACATCTTCTTTTCTAAGAACCGCTTCTTTATTAGTAGTAGAAACTTTTACGTCAATAGGTCTTCTTAAATCTTCACCAACAAGTAAGTCAATCTTAGGTGATATAATAGGATAGTTTACTAAACGGGCAGGATAAGACATGCCATATTGTTCAGTAATATATTTAAAGTCCTCTAAGTCTAAATTACCATTATAAATATTGTAGTTCTGTATATCGTTTAATCTAGAGTTTTTATATGGCGACTCTGTGTAGGACATATATGCTACCACAGCATTTACCCATTGATTTGCCCATTCTTCTGTTTTTTCTGATTCCAACACGAATTGAGCTGGAAATGATGATTGACTTGAATTATACATTATTTAATTATTTTTGGTACTCCGTTTCTGTCTAATTTATAATACTTAAAACCTATATCTGCTTCTTCTGCCTGAACTTCTTTTGCTTGTATTCTGTAGTTGTCTACATTATGTATTAAGCATAAACCAAACGCAATCGCTCGGTCAGTATTTTTAGTTCCATAATTTGCCAGTTCATCTATCAAATCTAAAAACCAAATGTCTTCAGCATTTTCTCTTATGTAATCATCCATAAGATCCTCCATTAAAGACTTAACCTGTTTATTCATATGCACCCCATACCTGTTTCTTGTTTTTGTGCCAGGATTGTGTGCAGACTCAGGCTTTTCTTTTAAATACTGCAAAGCATTCATTCTTTTAAAATAATCAAGTATGCCTATTTTAGTATATTCCACCAACATTTTAGCATTATAATACATAGCTAATTTTAAACATCCATCCCAAAAATCTTCTTTTTTTTCTGGTCTATCAGTATATTCCGCTATTACATAATCGCTAGCATATTCTGTGTTTACAAATCTACGATAAATTATTGCACTTCCCAAAGAGTCAGATGCACCTGCCTGATCTTGATCATAAGAGTCGATTCCTCCTATATCTAAATGCTTATATTCAGGGGCTGGGTGCTCTAATATTTTATATGGTCCGTCAGGATGTGGTCTCCATCTAACCATAAAGTTTTCTTCATTATCAAAATCCCAATCTAAATATCCTTGCTGTACTTGGCTCCTATAATCTTTACTAGCTAATATTCGTGATCTTTGTGCATTAAGCAATGAATTATCAAATCTTGCTGTTTTAGTATTTAAGAAAGCCTCTTGAACTGTCAAAGGATAATTTTGTATGTGCAAATTGTAAGCATCCCTATCACCAGATTTTGTTATTGTGTCCCTTTCTTCTAGTAATACAGATTCTGCTTCTTTTACTTTTTCTACGCCAGAATTAATATCAAAATAACCATAGTATGCTCTTGATGCTGGTATAAACATAGGTATAAGATTATAAGCATCTGACTCATAATACATATCCATAAAATCTTTAGATGCTTTGCTTATATCACCACCTGTACCACCCACAACAGGAACTCCAAATTGTAAGTTACCATCCATAAAACATGCTTTGGATGACATGTAAGCATTCTTCAAATGTTTAAACTCACCAGCTTCTTCAAACACCATAAGAGATACACGCTCACCTTTAAATACTTCTGGATTATCCATTGTTCTGCATATTACTGTAGATTGATATCCACCAACTTCCCACTTACCGTCTTTGTTCTTTTG